CATTAGTGATTTCTGCCATTCTTAATAATTGTTGAACTAACCATTTTTCCTTACTTACTTTTGCCATTTATTATCACTCCTTTCTTACTTTACCGTCACCTTTACATAAGCTGATGTTTTAGAAGTCTTGGAACATTCAGCAGCAATTTCAGGATATTTCTTTTTAAGCTTTACACTGTCAATGCTGGTTTTGGTGCTTTCAGCAACATAAGTGATGTTCAGAATGTCACTTTCAAACTTCTTAACATTGCATTTTTCCATGGCTTCTTTCAGCTTTTCTTTCAGTTCCTTTTCCTGTTCTTCAAGCTTCTTTTTAGCTGTTACAATATTAACAATCTTTTGAATGACTGCAATTTGACCTTGTTTGAATACTTCCAGTCCAGTTTCTTCAGAAGCTTCTTCCATAATGGATTCACCGCAGCTTGATGGAATCAATTCACAAGCTTCATCACAACTTTCTTTCAGGTCACACTCAAAGCAGCAACCATCAAACTTGTCCAATGGACATGAATTTTTACACTTAATCATTTTCCATATCTCCCTTCACAATAAATACTTCCTTATGCTGAAGCCCAAAGGCTTTGGCATCTTCATGACTATTAAAGTAAATATCAACCACCTTATTGTCATACTTTTCAAGAACCCAATCTGCAAGCTTGTCTTGCACCGTATATTCACCAATTCCATCTATGTAAAGCCTTGTGTTAGATGGTAATGGTGCTGCTATGGAAACACCTTCTTCAAGTTCCACACCATAAGCCCCAACTACAATTCCACCTGGTCTGTTCTTTGCCCATATTCCACAACAGATTTCACAAGGACAATAGGCAGTAATTCTGTATTCCCCAAGAGATTCCAAGAGTGGTTCTTCAAGAATAGGTTCAATGATGGCTGTCGGTTCAGGTTCTTGAACTTCATGGGTAAAAAAATATACTTCCTTTTCACATGTTTCAAGTGCTTCAACATCTTTTGGCTTCATGAGTAGCATGGTAATTCCTGAACCAATAAGCCCAGCAATTAGAAGTGTTATGAACCAAAAGGTAAACAATCTTTTAAATTTTACTTTCATAGGCTTTGAATAATTCATCAGTATAATCCTTTCTCATTTCCAATGTTTCAAGAATATCTTCTTCAACACTGTCAATACACATCATATAGTAGTAAAAACATCTTTTAGTTTGACCTATCCTGTGAACCCTTTTCTTTGACTGTTCAAACAATTCACTTGATTGGGGAAGGGTGAAGTAAATCACCTTATTAGCCTTTTGCAAATTCAATCCCATTGCCCCCGCCTGGTACTGAACAAATGTTATTGAATTATCTTGTTCTTCATAAGCAGTTAAGTCTTTGATTGAACCATTGATTATTGATATTGGCTTATCTTCAACCAACTTAATTAAAACATCTAGTTCATCATTGAAGTTATAAAATACAATTAGTCTATCATCTGTTGAATCAACTAAATCCCTGAAAGCTTCCAGCTTATTTTTGTTATAGTGACCGCAAAGCATCCTTGCATATAATCTTTTAGTCAGGGCAGTATCACCAATCATTTCTTTATCTTGAATTGTAATAATTCTACTTCTCATGAATTTCCTGTATTCTTTAGTTGTCGGAACCATGATTTTATTTTCAATTTGTTCAGGAAGGTCAACGACTTCTTCTGACTTCATGAATATTGCCCCATGCTGTGCAAGCTTCATTTTTAATCTGTCAACATTCTTATAACCAACTACTTCCTTTCTGAAGAAACCGCCATCTTCTTCAACCCATTCAGTTTCAATGTAGTGCTTCCAATAAAGGTCTTTGCTGATTTTCCAACCAAGTAAATGAACTTGTGACCATAGGTTTTCATACTTACCCGCTGTTGGTGTTCCTGATAGAAGTATTACATTTTCAGGTTGCAGCTTTAAGGTAAATTTTGACCGCTTGGTTGTTTCATTTTGTATTTGTGATGATTCATCAAGCATCAAAGTGAAATGCTCTAATTGAAGAAGTTCTGACCTTCTGAACACCAAATCATAATTGATAATGCCGACTGTCATACTTGCACCAGGGTAACCTGCCCATGCTGTATCATGTGAAATGAAATCATCCAATTGCTTTTTATCGGTCAGGTTATAAATTTGAATTCTTGGATAGTGGTCTTTGAAGTGCTTCATCCAGTCATTTATCTTTGATTTCTGACATATTATGATGTTGGTATCTGTACCAAGCTGAACCATCTTTTCTGAACCAACAAATGTTTTTCCAAGGCCCATGTCCAAATAGTAAGCAACTCTGTTAAAATCTTTGGTGCTATCCAATGCCCTTTGTTGGTGTGGGAATAGTTTAATTTTATTCATGGTCATTTCCTCTTTCACCTAAATCCACAACATTGTTCAGGTCAGTTAAATCTTTACCTTCATATTTTTCAAGGAATTCCAGTAATGCATCCCGTCTGACTTTATAACTACCAAGTTTCAAAGCTGGAAGAAAACCTTTCCTTATTAAGTCATATACATAATTAGTGTTACATTTAATTAATTTTGCTACTTCTGAAACTGTATAAAGTATATCTTCCATACTTTCACCCCTTTCTAAAGTTCAGGTTCTTGAACTTTTGGGGTAAAAAAGTAAACTGGAATTTCTTCCTTTTTGATTTTCAGTAAATCAGATGCCTTATCCATTTCCTTTTGACTGAATTCAATCTTGTTATTAAGTTTTGCAGAAAGGGAAGTTGTTGACATTCCCATTGCTTCAGCAAAAGCACTTTGAGTATCAAAGATTTCACGAATTCTGCCCTTTAATTTACTGTAATCAAATTTCACTTCAGTCATTTCACATACCACCTTTCACTTATTGTAATCCAGGAATACCAATGCTTTTTCTTTTGACTTTGAAACCTCGTTTTTCCATAAAATCATCAAGTTCCCCAGTATCATCATATCTTTTGCAAAATTCAAGTTCATTCACAACTGATTTCACTTTTGACCATCCACATAACCCACCAACACCAAAGGTTGCTTCATCTAACTTTGAAACATCAAAATTCTTATCAAAGAATTCAACACCATTAAAGCATCTTTCAATAACATCTGTTGGAAGGGTTTTAAGGATGTTTTTCATGCCATCAAGCTTCATAAGCAAATACTTTTCATAAAGCTTCAAGAAAACTTCAGCATCTTCTTTTGTAACCTTTTTATACCCAGCCACATTATTCACCACCAATCTTAAATAAATTTTATAACCAGATTATTACAACATGGGGATTGTGCCATGCCTTTTACTGGTCTGTATTCAATTATCAAGGAACACCTTTGGAAAGCTGAACTATTT